AGGGGCGTTGAAACTACCACGACCTTCAGACTCATCCTCGAAGGACTCATCAACTGGACGGGGAGCAGGACGTGCGCTGATACCTAGCACAAGATTCAAACGACGCTCAAGATCTTCGTATGATTTGAACTGCTCTTTGGAAGTGAATGACTCTAGTGAGTATTCTTTTTTCCACGTTGCTTCAAGTTCATCATCGTCTGCAGACAAAGCACTAACACTATCAAACTCAGAGCTATCATAGTTCCAGTACCCTGCTACTTTTTTGATCTTCAATTTGAAGTTAGCACCTTCCCAAAGATCAAAGACATTTACTGGTGTCTCATCTTGGAACTCGGGTTGCATGGCAGCAAGGATCTTGTCATGGATCTTCTTGCCATACTTATACAAGAATGTCTTACCCTCGTTCTCAGGGTGCTTAGGATCCTTTACAACATAGATGTTACTGTAGTAAGAAAGCTTACGCTTCTGCTTACGTGCAGTCTCTTTGTCCTCATCAGCACCGCTGTTCCAGAGACGGCGGTTCACTTCACCAACGGGATCCTTTTCGTTGAGTGTAGTTAAGGAGTTTTCAATGTACCAACCACCAATACCTTGGAAGGCATGGGAGTACACCTTTGCCCATGGGATGGTTTCACCATCAGGGGCAGGAAGGAATCTGATAACGGCATATCCGTTACCAGCAGCGTCAACTTCTGGTTTCCAGAACCTATCATCAACGTTCTTACCGCTGGATGACTTCTCAAGTTCCTTCTGAAGGTAGGAGAAGTTGTTCTGAGATTTACGCTTTAAGTCTGCGAATGACATAGATTACCTCGGATTTAATCGGATTTGGTTTGTGTATTGGGTTGGAACCCAATGGTGCCCTCATCACTTGAACATAATAACAGGCAAGGGGACGGGCGTCAACCCCCTGCCTCTAATTGTTGCTTCATGCGTTGAACCTTTAACAATAGTTCATCAAACATGGATTCGATGGACGTGTCAGGTGTAGCTCCTAGCATGACAACCCCCTGCTTCATGGTCTCGATGACCGATTTAGCTTCGGGATCATCACTCAGTTTAGCACGAGCATAAAAGATCTTTTGTTTTTCAATGAGAGTTTCAAGTGCATCAAAATAATCCATCTTCCTTTCGTCTTCAAGAAGAACAAAATTCATAGCGGATCTAAAACAGAACTGCTGGAGCTCCAACATTTCTTGGATGTCACCTCTAACTATATCAGATTTAAAGAAGCTCATACTAACATTAACTTGGCACGACTTGTTTTTTTCATGAAGTTGAGTTGCTGTGCATCATGACGCAACTTTTCTTTTAATGGTTTACTAATTAGTTTACTTACACTATCTAATTCGATTTCATTTTCCTCACAGTAGTGAATAACAGAATCAATATAATTCATTGATGGATTGTGTAATGCAATCTTCTCCACTTCCTGCGAAAATCTCGCAGCGGTCATAAATTTATCCTCTAATAATTGTTTTTTGTCCATATCGTTCTTGGTATTCGTCGATGTAACCCATCAACTTGATGAAGTATTCTTTCTTAGGTGGAAGCACCTTCACTTGGGTCTCTCCGTTTTCACAAGCAACGATTGTGACGAGTTGTTTGACACTCAACCCGTAGTTTTCTTGAAGCATACATGCGTATGCAGTTTCTTGAACGAAATAGTCGTAGAGATATTCTTCACGCTTAGGTTGTTCTGCTGTCTTAAAGTCAATAATAGACAACACACCATCAAACTCAGCGATACAATCTACACGCCCTGCTAATTCTAAATGTTTAGAGTAGAGCGCAGCTTCCTGTAAGTAAATATTATTTATACGGTCCAAAGTAGGACGACTGTGGTGAAACATCAGCACAGGAAGGGGATGTGATTTGTATTTCTTTAAGTCTAAATCGTTGTTAAGATAATCTTCTGCAACTAAATGATACTTTGTGCCACGACCAGTAGCACGAGTGGACTTGGCATTTGCTGCCTTCTCACCAACACGAGCTCGCCACTTGGCAATACCCGCCATCTTTTTAGCATTGTTACCAATCACAGTGGTGACAGATGGAAATTTCATGCCTTCGGGTGTGAGATAAAGTCTTTTTCCTTCGACCATCTCAGCAGACATTTCAATAGGTTCAATGCCACCTACATGATTAAACAATTTCATAAACCTAGATTGATTTTGTTGATGAGATAAGATTTAACAAGACCAGAACGAACGATATCTTCTACACCGAATTCAACCAGTGAGAACTCTTCCATGTTCTGTAAGATACGTTGGAAGTCAATGATGCCTGTACGCTCACTGATCTTTTGCAAGTCAGTCTGTGCAGCATCACCACAGAAGATAATCTTACTGTCCTGTCCAACACGAGTGATGATTGAATCAAGTTCGTGGAAGTTCAAGTTCTGACACTCGTCAATGATAACGATTGCATTGTCTAGTGTAGTACCACGTATGAAACTAGTGGACCAGAACGAGATAGTTTCCTGTGCCTTGAGATTATCATAGAGCATTTCATATGATGCATCATCAGGCATCTCAAACATGGATTGAACCATGTTCTTGTAAGGAATTTGATAGAGAGAAGACTTATCTTCATGGTCGCCAGGTAAGAAACCAATCTCCCTAGTAGCTACTAGAGATCTAACAATGTATATTTTATCGTATGGTGTGTACTCATTCAGTACATCTTTAAGTGCTTTGTACAGTGCAATGAATGTCTTACCTGTACCTGCTACACCATATGCATATAACATCTGTCCTTTATCCCACTCATCAAAGAAAATCTTTTGATTATCAGTGATGGGTTCAACAGGAAGCATGTATGCTTCATCAATAGGTTTACGACGCTTGCGTTGCTTCGCAGTCATCCCTTGACCAGGTGATTTAGTTGTCTTCTTTCTAACAGGCATAATTAGTAGTTGTACTTATCGGTAATGGTTTTGTTACGAGGTGCTTTAGGAATCACTTTGTTTTTCATAATGTCTTTCCATCCAGGATGGGTCTTTGCCATCTTATCTCTCCATTCTCCCACTTCACCAGAGGCAGGGCAAGTAGAGGGATCACTCCAGTCTCTGTCCCATTCTGGATTGTCATCTTTCCACTGACTCCACTCGTGAACACTAAGTCTTACTTCTTTTTGTTCACCAGTCTCTTTATTAATAACTGGATACGTCGCCATCGTCACCCTCCTTTTTTTTATAAAATCCAAATGGACCTGCTCCCTTCTCTTCTAGTGCTAACTTCAGTGCAACACCACCGATAGCTTCCATACATTTAAGAATGTCTTCTGTCTTAGCACCTTCACCAAGTTCTTTGGAAACGTACCAATACTTTGGCCAGAATGTTTGACCTGCCAATTCATAATCTTCCAACGTTAATAGTTTCATAACCAGTCAAGTGCCTCCGCACAAATAGGAAATTGTTCAGCGAACACACGCTTAGCATCTAGTGCGATTTCCATGTGTTCTTTCTGCGTTCCATGAGCAGAACGCAATTCGATGTAATGGATCCATGACCGAACTGAGCCTGTCATGTAGATTTTTGTAGGAACTGCTAAAGGAAGCACAAATCTAGCACATTCCTTTGCCACACCGTGATCAAGCATAGTCTGGTATAGATCCATAGCAGAAACAAAGTGTCTTTGAATAGCAATCTCAAACTCTTGCTTATGAAAAGCATCTAAATCATCAGTAGAATTCTGACGATTCTTTGTGTCCTGACGACGTAGATTAGGTAGAGGGATTATATCTGCCAGCATAGAACTATCAGCATACCGTTGAGAAAACTCTTGGAATGTAAAAGATCTATGTCGTAGCACTTGAGCTGCGATTCCTCTAGAGGTCTCGATCTCAAGCGTCATGTGTGCCTGCTCAAAGACACTCCAGTGGTTGTGCTTGATACAGTACTTTAATAGACCAGCAACCTTAGGGTTATCCTGATTGTTGGGGTTCGATACTCTCGCCACGTACCCCATCATCTTCTCTGCGTCTGGTGTCACTGTTACGAGTTTCACTGAGTTCATTACTAAATCCCTTCTCCTGTTTTCTTTGTTGTTGTTTTAATTTTAGTTGTATCTTAGCACGTACAAGTGCTAATGTCATGTATTGCAATTCCTCATCTGTATACAGATCAGGTTTCTTCTTTGCTTCCTTAATAGCTTTCTTTGCTAATCTTATTTGGTCTTTTATTCGGGTCATAATACGCTTGGTAGTAAGCAACAATTCCAGATGTGCTTGCGTTACCTTGTGATACCCAATCGTGAATGCATTCGTAAATGCTCTGGGATGAATACCTTGGTGATCCGTCTGAGCATATCTCAGGTCCAAATTTCTTGAGTAGGATGTTAAGTCCTTGTGTTCTCACGTCCATTCGTTCATCACTGTAACGCCAATCAATCTGCATATCCGTCATCGTCGTTCTCTGAAGTTAATACTCTGGCTTTTGTTTTGTTTACATGTTCGTCCCAAGGATGAACGTATTTGTATGCATCTACATTAGAATACACTTCACTCTCCAATGCATTGACCAGAGATTTAAGGTTTTTGACAATGAGTTTTAGTCGTTCTCTATCCATATTTATGTTACAGATGATATCATCATAGCATAAAAAAAGAGGGGTTGCAACCCCTCTCTAGATATTTACGTTAAAATTTTTCTACATATTCGTTTACAATAAGTTTGGTTTTCTAAATCGCATTCGACTAAACATTCATAGTAGTCATCGAGCTTTTGATTTTCCACCTCCAAAGTGTCTACAGTAGTTTCTAAGTGTCTCCACTGGTTAAGTTGAGATCTGGACAATAGATTGTGCATTAATTTTCTCCATGCAATAAACCATAATAAAGGGGAGAGAAGGGTTCATTTTTCCACCTCGCATAATTCTACCACTATTTATTTTTGGAACATTCAATTAAAGAAAAATTGCAACGAATATTATTGCCTACTGGTTTATACTCATAAAAAAAGAGAGGGTTAAAACCCTCTCTGGATAAGTAAGTTAATCACTTTTTATAAAGTTGACCACGATAGCAGAATGTGCCATGGGTCTCTTTAGATTCTACACTACCTGTATCATACTTAACACCACGATATGTAGTGTGAAGAATCTGAGCGTCGTGTAGAGCAGATCTCTTGATGATCTGCTTCTTGATTTGATTAAGTGTGTTCATGAGTTACTCCTAAAGTAGTTGGATTTTAATCCGTTCCTTTAGTCGTTTGCGTCCCAAGGGTAGCATTCAGGTGTTGATTCCTTCATGACCTCAATCAATTCCACCTTATATTCGGGAGGAATATTCTCGTTTGTTCTCATCCGTAGCATAATGCTATCAGCTTGAGCACATGTGAGTGATGAATAGAATAATAATTCTAGCATGGGATGAACGGCTCCGTTCCGCGACTTACTTGCGTCCCACCCAAGAGTGGGATGAACGATGGTATAAGCATACCATACTATGTATGCGTTGTCAACCTGTATTTCTTAATACAATTAGTTTCCTGCTAGGTAGAATGCTTCACCTTTAGCTTTACAAACACGGCGTACTTCAGCATCATAAACAGGTATACCTAATTCTCCACCTGTAATTAAATTCTTTGCAAACTCCCACGCTTCTCTGAAGCGTCTAAATTTATAAACTTGATCATATGTTTTAGCAGACACAAGCACACCATCACTTCTCCATAGTCTCATCGTATGCCACACAAGTGGATCATCAATTCGTCTATAAAAGATTGCCCAGTTTCCTGTTTGTGATGCACTCATTATTTTTTCTTTGCAGGTTTAGCGTTTGGATCTTGCCAGAGTTTAGGACTCACTCGACCTTGTGATTGAGTCATGTTGGTAACTGCTTTATATTTATCCCAATAGTAATCAAACATATCTGATTGCTTTGTAGATATAGCAATGTCCCATTTAGTTTCTCCTTGATCAATGTATTCAATCAAGTATGCGGTGTATGGAAGCGATGTATCGCTCGCAAGTTTTGGATCACAATTTTCATGGAGAATTTTCATTAGTAATTAGCTACGGTTTCCCCATTCGATTTGGGGGAAGGCTTCTTCAACGCACTGTCTGGTAATTTTCCAGCGTTTGCCGATTTTCCTGTCCTTCATCAGACATAATACCTCAGCTTCGCCTTTATGTAAACCCTCTAGCAGTTGAATGAACAGGTTTTCTCTACGAGTCTGAGAGACGCTTGCACCGCCCTTGAAGAAGAGATAGAGTTTACGATACTCGTGTGCAAGTTTCGTATGTTCTGTCTCTTCAGGCGCTTCATTCTCCTTGTAGGGGACCTCTCCTTCAGGGAGCATAGAGATTACACTCTCATCAAAGTTAGCAATCAGAATTTGTCTGAGTGCTGGTGTATTATATGTTTGTAGCAGTTTGATTTTTTGTGCTTTGGTCTTAGCATTGCTGACCTTTTGCAGCACTTCATTTAGTAATAATTGCATAACTATTGGTATACCGTAATTAGTATTTATTCTTCCTCCAATTCCTCTTCATTTAAGAAACGAACAGAGAGTAGTTCTTCATTGATCCATTGTCCTTGGTTATCATACATTTCTGGGTGGAGGTTTTCATTTTCTGTTTCTCTAACGTAGAGATATTCATGCATCTTTTCATTTACTGTCCAACCAGCAAAGACACCGACACATAGAAATATAAATGATGCTGTTGCTGAGAAATAAACGAATAAAGTTTCTGTCATTGTTCAACTCCGAACTTAAGTTTCTTTTTTGTCCCACTTAAATTCAAAGTTGAAATAAACTTCTCGTTTTAAGAGGGAAAACGCCTTAGTAATAGTAAATCCCTTACGGGGTAGCATTTCTTTTTGTTTTGCCCTCCTGAGCATGAGCTCTATGCCTTTATTTATTTTAAGTTCTTTCATTTTTTAGGAGCAGTAACCAATCCATCTGCCATAAATTTTTTCGCAACATCAACTAAACCACTATAAAATACATCATCTATAATAGCTGCTGGAAATCTACCAGAAAATTTTCCTTGATACTTACTCATGAAAGAAGTTTTCTCATCATCATCTAAGGTTGACCAAAGCACCTCTGTGTATTCAACATTTGCTCTACGACAGAGTTCTTTCATCTGTCCACACCAACCACATCCTTCTGTTGTGTAAATTGTAATATTCATATGGTTTAATTCTATGTATAAAAAAATGGGGTCTTTCAACCCCATCATATCATATCTTTAAGAGGTGGTCAAACATGAAGCGATTAATCGCTTCATAGGTGGTCTGAATGGACAGTCTGGACATCCAGCACCACAACATCCTCTATTCTTTATCATGCTTCCTGTAAAGATTGAACTGTATTGTGAAGTTCTCCAATATCACGGAGACCTTCAGCACTGAACCATGGAGCATTCGCCCAACTAAATCCTTCACCCATGGTGCTATCAGGTGCTGTGATATACCAATGACATGCTGTGTCTGGTACATCTACTGCACACTTGGACCAATCATCCTGCCACTGTGGGACTTGCACCC